CGCGGTGCGGGTACCGCCGGTCGGGTCCTCACCGAACGTCTGCGCCGAGTACCCGGCAGACCGCAGGATCACCTCGGTCAGCTCCTGCGCGGCCCGCAGATGCTCATCCACGCGGATCGCGAACTGCACCTGCTCCATCGGCAGGCCACCATCACGCACACCGGCGAGCATGTTGACCGGGGCGAACAGCTCCTGCTCCAGGTCGAACGACGCCCCGTTGCCCGGGCCGTTGTTCTCCAGCAGCGACCGGGCCACGATCACCCGCGCCTTACCCAGGCGGATGTCGCGCTGCAGCGACGAGTACGTCTCATCCAACGCGTCCATCAGCGGTTCGATGCCGTCGAGGTCGGAGCGGCCGTAGTTGACGCCGACCGGGTGCTGCCGCCACACCCGCTGCGGGGTCTGGTTCGGCACGTACACCACCGCGAGACCCGCCGACTCGGTGTCGATCGCCCCGTCGGCGTCCACCAGGTCAGCGAGACCAGCCGTGGACGGGTGCTCAGTGAGCGGCACCGGCCGCCCGAGCTCCGTCCCCGACCCCTGGTAGAGGCCGTGGAGGATGACCCCGTTGCCGCCGCGGATCTCGTGCCGCTCCAGGTGCCGCAGCACAACCCCGTCAGCGTCCGTCAGCCGCCACCAGAACGTGACCGCGGTCAGCCGGCCCCACCGGAACTCCGGCACGGCGTGGTCCGCGTCCAACGTGGTGAGGAACGGCCGATCAGGCACCGTCTGCTGATCCCAGGCGACCCGCAGGTACACCCCGCCCAGCGCGGACCCGACCTCGTGGGCGCCGGCGAGCTTGCCGTGCAGCCCGTCGTCCACCAGTTCCGCGATCCGGCCCTGCGTGCCCTGGTCGTCGACGGTGATCGTGGGGGGCTCGGCGAACAGCAGGTCCGCGGATGCCTGGCAGATGTCGGCGGCGATCGGCACGTGCAGCTGGTCGCGGCGGGCGGTGAGGTCACCGGTGGGGCGGCCCCAGAACGCGCGCGCAGCGGCGCCCTGGATCCCGCCGCGGTACTGCGCCGGGCGGTCCAGGGTCTGCTGCTGGGCCTTGTAGGCGGCGTTCAGCTTCTCCGGGGTGCCCGCGTACCAGGCGGACCACTGCGACAGCGGCCCGAGGATCCCATCGAGCTGCTTCGGTGGCCACGGCGTGTTCGCTTCGGGGAGGGGCACGCCGGCGCCTCCTCAGCTGCGGGTCAGGGGCAGTCGTCTGTCCAACAGGGCGTCGCAGCGCTGCCGCCAGATGCGGCGCCACAGGTCGTCGCGGGAGTGGCGGAGAGCGTGGGCGAGCGCCCGCAGCTCGTCGTCGGTGGTCTCCAGCGGGCTGCGGGGCGCGGGCGTGGTCATGCCGCCTCCAGGGCCGGTTCCGTCAGCTGCCCCCGCCACAACGCCTCCGTCGTCGCCACCGCGTACCGGGCGCCGTCCAGCGAGTGATCCGCCGTCTTGATCGGCTTGTCCTCGCCGCGCTCCGTCGCCTTCGGGTCCCACGCGTAGCCGGTGACCTCCGTCAACCAGCCCGTGCACCGATCCGACACCCGCAGCTGCTGCGACCCAAGCAGGGAGGCGGTGGTGCGGATGCCGTAGGAGACGTCGTTGTCCGCGTCGACCAGGTTGGTGACACCGTCCTGGTGGAGCTGCACCTTCAGCGACGCGGCTGCGGGGTCGATCGCCAGCCACTCCACCCGCGGCTCCACAGCCTGGGGAAGATGCTGGGTGGTCAGCCATGCCCGGAGCCCGGCGGACAGTTGGGCGTCGGACAGGCGCATCCCCGCCGACTGCGACGGGTCGTGCCGCCACTCGTCGACCAGGTACAGCTTGCGGTCCACGCCCAGGCCGAGGAGCAGCCCGGCGGTGGCGTTGGTGGTGCCGTAGTCGAGGCCGCACGCCAGGAGCCGCTGCATCGTCGGCAGAGCATCCCAGGCGATCTGGTGCACCGCCGGGTTCCACATGTCGTACACGGCGCCCTCAGCGGCGACCCACTCGCCCTGGATGAACCGGCGGTACCACAGGCCCGTGTACTCGGCGGAGATCGACTGCACGTACCGCGGCGACAGGGACGGGTTGTCGGCGAGGCGGAACGTGAACCGCCGCCAGTCGGTGAGCGCCACCAGCCGGTCAAGGAACTTCCGCTTCAGCCAGTGCGCCGGGTTGTCCGGGTTCGTCGTCCCGAACAGCTGCGCCCCGGTGACGGACATGCGGCCGAGCATCTGGGTGAAGAACTGTTCGGGAATGGTGGTGAGCTCGTCACCATAGGCGCCGGCGACGGTCATGCCTCGGATGACCAGTTCGGCCTTGGCGTCTGAGGCGCCGATGATGTGCACCCTTCGGCCCAGGATGCTGACCGTGGGAGCGCCGTAGTTGCCGATGACGGTCGCGGCGGCGGACCCGAACAGTGCGGGGTCCTGGAGGGGGCCGATGACGTTGCGCCACACGGCGTCCCGGGTGCGGCCGAACATGACGAGCTCACCGCCCGAGGGCGGGTCGGCGAGGTAGATGAGCCAGCGCAGCAGGGAGCCGATGGTCTTCCCTGAGCGGATCGCGCCTTCCCACACGTTGACGCGGCCGTTCGCGCCGCGGATCGAGTCGAGCTGCTTGTCGGACAGGCTCACTGCTCGGGCCCGTGCACCCCGAGCGCCTCACCGAGCTGCGACAGGAGCGACCGTTCTCGCTCGACACCGTTGGTGGCGTCGATCGCCTCGAGTTTGGTGGCGGATGCGAGGTGTCGGCTGATGGAGTCGGCCATGTTCCGCCGGTCGAGGGCGGGCACGAAGGCGAGGATCTGGGTGCGTTCGGCGCCGCCGGAGTCCTTGAGCACCGTCGACCAGGTGGTGGTGTTCTCCAGCAGCCCGAGTTCGGTCTCGACGACGCCGTAGACGCGGGCGACGATGCTCTGCCGGCGGGCCTTGTTGTCGACGACGACGGCCTCGGTTGCTTTCGCGGTACGCGCACGGTCGAAGGACAGGCCGAGGTCTCTGGCGTACTTCGAGACTGTGGACTTTGACCGGCCCATGATGGTGGCGATCGCGGTCAGGCTGGCGCCGGTGGCGTGGAGTTCGCGGAGCTTCGCGGTGTCGTCGTCGGTCCAGGCGGGGAACCGCTGGTGGGGCCAGTCTCCTCCGGCCATCGGTTCACCTCGACGCGGTGGGGTGCAGGCTCCTGGCCTGTCACGGGCTGTTCGACGGGCCGCCAGGGCGCCGGTGGTGATGCCGCACACCCCGGTCCGGTGGGACCCGGCTTCGTGTCCGGGCCGGGGGTGCGGGCCGTGCCCGCCTCTTCCTGGCGGCCCCGTCGCGTTCCACGGCGGCGGAGGGGATGTCCCCGGGGGTGGGCGCATGGTCGGCGAGCTGTAGCAGCCGTGTGTGAGGTTGGCGTGCTGCTCGGTCGCGGCGTCCAGGCGGCCGTGTTCCCCCGGGAAGTTGGGGCCGGGCGCGGCCCTCTGACAAGCGCGCCCGGCGTCTGCCGGCCGGTTCGCCCCCGGACAGCAGAGGACCCCGGTCGCATCAGCGTTCCCGGGGTCATCGACCACACGGTGGACACACGTGTGGTACTGCGGATGATGGTGTCGCAGCCAGTGACCCTCTGTCAAGCCGGCGTGCTTGCGTGTCGCGATGCAAGCTCCTCGGCTTCCTCGATGTCGTACAGCGGCACCTTCCCCAGCAGGTGGCAGGCGACGGGCTGCAGGTTCCGGCGGATGCTGGAGATGTGCACGCCGGTGGTCGCGGAGATCAGCTGCCGGGTGAGCAGAATCCGGCCCGTGTCATCCCGCAACGGCGACGGGTGAGGCAGTAGAGCCCGGCCGCGCCTCACGGTCGCCACGCCTCGTCGTAGTCCGGGTGGTCGGCGTAGGGGACGGCCAGAAGGCGCATGGCCGCCTTGAGGCCCTGTTGGTAAGCCTCATCTGCCGCTGGCCCGAACAGTCGATCCCTGAGCGTCTCCTTCGGCCCGGTCCAGGCCGACTGCTGCACAATCCGCCGCTTGGCCTCGCACTCGGCGAGGGCACGTTCCGGGAACGAGCGACGGTCGGCGACGACGATGCCCGACATCGTTCGCCAAGCCCAGTGCTGCTCGATGGCGGTGTGGACAAGTGCCTCATCGTCGGCGATGCGGGCGAGCAGGAACTCCGTCAGGTCGCTCACGCTGCCGCCCCAGCGGTCTGCTGCCGCACGATGTCGAGCCCGGAAGTGGACGTGCCGCACGCCGAGCAGGTGGCGGTGCCAGCGGCCAGCCTGATCCGGCCGCCACAGCCGCACCGTGGGCCGTTCGAGCCGCCCGGGTCGTTGACGCGGCGCACCGCGGACCACAGGCTGCGGATCGCGTCGTAGAACTCGTCCACCCAGTCCTGCGTCAGGATCCATTCGAGCTCACCGGCGAGCAGTCGCCGCTCGGACGACACTGTGGCCGGCACGTACACGCGGTTATCGAACCGCCACGCGACGCACGTGGCGTGGTCGCAGTCGTCGCACCACGGGCCGGTCGGTGCGTAGGCGCGGCGACGGGTGATCCACCGCCAGTCGGGTTCGATGCCGCGCTGCTCACGCACCAAGCGGGCCCATGAGCCGAGGGTCTCGAGTACGGATGGGGTGTCGTCCCATCCCCACACGTCGGTGGTGCCGTCGCCGCGGCGGTCGGCCCGTAGCGCCATCACGTCGAGGTTCCCCACCGACCGCTGGGAGGTGAGGGTGGTGCCGCCCACGGTGCCAACCTCACGGCCCTGCATCGACGGGGTCGCATCTAGCTGCGCGAACTCGTCTCCGATGCGGGCGATCCAGTCACCGAGCCGCGCCGCGTCCTGAACGCACAGCAGGATCCCGGGGGCGGCCGGTCGGGTGCAGGCGCCGGCGACACACGGCGGACCGTCGGGGTGGGTCACTGTCGCTCCCTGGCTGTGTCGGCGCGGTGTCGCCCTGCCTGCGGGGACGGGTGCTGCGCCTCGAGGTCGGGCCGGGTGGGTGCGGCCTGCTGCGCGGGGGTGGGCCGGTCCAGGTCGGCGTCGGCGGTGTCGTTGAGCCACGCCCACAACCGGTTGTAGTCACCGTCGATTCGGGTGATCTCGCTGACCAGATCGGACCAGGCTTCGACGTTGCCCCGGTGCGCCTTGTGGAGCCGTTCGACGTCGACGATGAGGGCGACGGTGACGGCCAGGAGGATGAGTCCGCCGGCGAGGCCGATCCAGTCGCGGACGGTCACCCGAACGCCTCAGGATCGACGGGCAGCGCTTCGGGGGCCTCTAGGCCGTAGAGGTACGCGGTCGCCTTTTTCCGGCGCCCTGGGGCAACCGCGATGCTGGCTTGGATCATCAGGCTGTCGGTGTCGGTGAAGCTGCTGTAGATGCCGAGGTAGTAGCGCTGGACGTCCATGCGCTCCAGGTGGATGGCGACTCCGCTGAGGACTATCTCGTCGATGTCACCGTCGAAGGCAGTGATCCGGTCGTTGGGGCCCGGTGTCCAGAGCCTGCTCACCACTCGACCCCGTGGTTGCGGTGCTTGACCTCGGGTTCGTGGCCGGGAGCCAGCTCGCAGAACATCGTGAGCGTGAACGACCTGACGGTGTGCTGGTCACCGCAGGTAGGTGGGGTGTCGGTGGTGAGCGCGTCAGCGCGGGCGCGAAGCTTGCCGACCGCGAACCGCTTGCCTTTGACGAACGACCCGAACACTGGGGTGACGTCGAGCTCGTCCGCTGCCTGCCGCAGTTCGTCTGCTCGCGCCTGGTCGCACAGCCGCTGCACCACAGGCAGGAGCGTTTCCAGGTACGTGTCGACGGTCTCCTGCGTCTCGGGCAGGTCGCTGAGCGGTTCGCCCGCGTCGACCTCCCACATCGCCACCAGCGCCTCGGCGAGTGCCTGCCGCATGTCCCCGGACTGCGAGGACACCGGGACGGTCACCGGTCGTCGTCCTCGTCGTTGTAGAGCCCGCCGTGGAGGAGGGAGTTCTTCGTCATCTCCAGCATCCCGAGCAGCTCGACCGCAGCGGGGATCTCGCCGTCTTCATGACCGTCGTCGAACTCGGCGATGACAAGGTCGCCACCGTCGGGCATCATGCGGCGCTGGATGCTGATGCGGGCCACCACCATGCCGTCGTCCTCGCTCACTGTCCGCCTCCTGTCTCGGGGCCGGCCAGAGCGGCTTGCAGGTGCTCGACCACGCGCACCATGTCGGCTCGGGATGCGGTCCGGTCGCGGTCGGGGTCGAAGCCGCGGATGAACGCCACGTCGTCGGCGGGGAGTCGCACCGTCACCAGCCCGCCGTCGTCGGCCGTGGTGGGCTGGGGCACGAGGGCAGTGGCGAGGTGGTCAACCACATGCTGGATGACGTCCTGACCGAGCCTGACGCCGCCGCAGCGACATCCGGAGAACGGCCCCGTCTCGCTTCGCATGACCGGGTGGTGGACACGAAGGACGTCCCGCAGCGTCTCCCGGTCTGCCGTGTCCGGCGCGGGCGTGGTGTCCGCCGACGGCGGGACGGGGCGCTGTGCAGTGAGAGCGGCCGTCGCGCAGGGCCAACCAGCACCGCGCCCGTGGCGGCGGCAGTAGACCTGCCCGGTGTACGCGCCGGTCTTGGGCTCGCACGTCTCCGCTGCCGGGGTGGGGGCGTCGGCGGTCATCGGGACAGTCGCCGGTACGTGGCGCACGGCCAGGGCTTGCGGCAGGCCCAGCAGACCCCCGGGTTGGCGTCGTAGAGCTGGTGGAGGTGCAGCCGGATCCAGTTGATGAGCTTCACTTGACGCCCTCCCAGTCGTGGTTGCCGCTGTGGGCGGTGCAGTCGCCGCAGCACCAGCTGCCGATCTCGCCTTCGCGGGTGAAGCAGCCGATCTGACGTGCGCTGCAGGACGGGCACGGCGCGTGGACGCGCGCTTGGGCGGTGACGTCGTCGGCTGGGTAGGCGCTCACCGGGCACCCCCAGCGGTGCGGACGGTCCGGCAGGGGTAGTCCTCCTCGTCCATGACGCACCACGGCCCAGCCGAGTGCTGCACGTGCAGCGCCAGCACGGCGGCGAGTCGTTGCGCGTCGTCGGAGGGCTGCACGGCCGGGGAAGCGGCGAGGTGTGGCGACCCGGGCGACCTTGGCCGTAGACGCCCAGCACGGCCAGCGTCGTCGCTCGGGTTCTCACCTGCCGTTTCCGGCCACACCTCGTCTACCGGCCGCTGCTGCGGGAAGGACAGTGGACCCGCAGGTAGCCGGTGTAGCCCCATCTCACGCATCGCCTCGTCAGCCGTCATCGCCTGCCCGCGCTGGTCGTCCTGCCCGGTGGGCGTGGGGCCGGTCATCGGGGGTCCCCGAACGCAGCCGAGACGGCGGCGACCGTGGGGCACGGCCAGTCGACCCGGCAGGTCTCGCAACAGTTGGGCCCGTATCGCCATCGCGGGACCGCGACGTGCAGCTGCAGCACCGCCTGGACTGCTGTGACCGCGGCCGGTCCGGTGTTGCGCAACGCCACGATCGCGGCAGCGTCGGCGCGGTACATGGCTCCGAGGTCGTCCAGCACGTAGACGTCGGTGCTCTCGCTGACGATGTCCGCACCGCCGATAGCGTCCTCGCTCACCGCCCACGGCCCGGGCGTCGCCAGTGCGACAGCGGCGTCCACAGCAGCCAGCCGGGCACGAATATCGGCGGTCACGACCGAACCTCCGACCGCACGACGTCGAGCGCGACGTGGGCTTCGATCAGGAAGCCGTCACGGTTCAGGGGCGTGGCTTCGGACCACGGATCGCCGGGTCCAAACTGCGCGTGCAGGGCCTCAGCGACGCGCTCCGACAACGACTCGGGCGCAGGCTCAGCGGCTTCGATCCTCGCCAGCGTGTCCCGCTCGGCGGCCGTGAACTCCCCCAACGGCAAGGCGGTCACGCGACGGCACCGGCAGCAGCGATGACGACGTCGCCGTGCTCGACCGGCTGGAAGTTGCCGCGCCGCGTCTTCACCACGGTCGGCCAGTCGTTGCCGCGCATGTTCGACAGCAGGATGTCGTGCTGGTCGGCGGTAGGCCACGACTCGATGTCCTCGGCGGTGAACTCCTCTCCGACGTAGATCCGGTAGGCCGCGATGGGGGCGCCGATCTGCTTCCAGAGCTCGCCGCCTTCGCCGTCGTCCCATCGCTTCTGCTCCACGGTGGTGACCTGCAAGGCGAACCAGCCGCCATCGTCGGTCACAGCAGCCAGCGCTGCCTCAAAGCTCGCGTCGGGCAACTCGACCGGCCGCCCGTCCTCGGGGAAGAACGATCCGGGGTACAGCGGGGTCGCCGTGATGCGGGTTCGTGTCGTCACGTCAGTTCTCCTTCTTGCTTGTCAGAGGGCAGGAGGTCTTGCAGTTGCCCCGCGGCGGGCATGTGGGGCCGGGACACAACCACCCCCCAACCACCCCGCCGCCGGCCATCAACGCGCCCGGGAACGACGAACGTGCGTGCCTCTGACCAGCGCTTCCATGGCCGCGTTGAGCAGTTCGGCGCACAGGTCGCGGATGCTGCGGGGGTAGATCACGGCTGCCGCTCGGCGCGGTCTGCGATGCGCACCGCGATGCCGAGGGCCAGGGCTACCGCGGTGCCCGCGAGGGTCCAGGCGGTGGCGATGACGGTGCAGGTCATCGTGGGTCTCCTGTCTGGGACGGGGCGACGTCCGGTTCGTTGAGCGTGGCAGCGGACTATCACGCCGTCAAGCGTGACACGCGACAGTCATCGGTCAGTTCGAGTTCGTTGACCGAACTTGTCCCGGAAGTTGCGGAATTCCTGGCGCCCGGGCCCGTCTTCGGGTGCACCGGGGCCGGCGAGGGGCGGCGCGTCGGTGAGGTCACGGGGCGGGGTCCATCCGGCGGTCTGAAGCTGCTCCAGGAGCCACGTGGCGGTGTCGTGCGGGTCGGGCTTGGAGGCTACGGCGCGGTCCCGTTCGAGGGCTTGGGCGACGAGGAGCCGGCTCTTGGCGAGCTGCGGCTGGTCGGTGGTCACGCTGGCCGCCTCCTTGCCGCGATCCGGTCGATCTCGATCAACTGCGCGAGCACGTCGTCTCCTGTTGTTACGTTCCGAACGGAACTAGCACGTTGGTCAGTGGTTAGGTCTTGTGGTTGGTCTTGGTTAGGTGGGGTGCAGCTCCTGCCGGTGTTCTCTGCACCAGTTGCCGGTGTTCTGGCAGGAGCTGCCGGTGATCCCTGCAGGAGCTGCCGGTGTTCCGATGCTTCCGAGGCTGTATCAGCGGCAGGAGCTGCCGGTGATGTGTCGAGAACAGCGGCATCAGGTGCCGCTGTTTCGTCGGGGTCGAGCATCGCCACGCGGTCGAGAAGATCGACCGGAATGGTCAGCCGGTACTCGTCGGTGATCGCCCGCCGGCCCAGCGATGACCCCTCGCGGACCCGCTCGACAAACCCGAGCTGACGAAGTCGGGTGAGGGCGCCTCGTACGGTCCGCTCGGACAGTTCTGTGACGGCGACGAGTCGGGCCACACCGGGCCTGATGCTGCTGCCGTCGCGGTTGGCGTACTGGGCCATGGTCATGCCCACGTACTTGGTGGTGGAGCCAATCCGGGCACGGCGTACGAGTCGTTCCCACTCATACCGGTCGACATCTGTTCCGGTCGTGCCGCTCACCATGGTCTGTGGGCGTGCATGAATGGCTTGTGCCGCGGCAGTGGTGGCGGAATACTCACCGAGGGCCCTCCTTTTTGGGCAGCGATGAAGGTGGGTCAAGCGGCCCTGTTCGGTGTTCCCGCACCGGCGGGGCTGCGACCATTCTCCCCCTCCCGAACGGCGTTATCCACACGCGAAAGCCGTTTCCAACTTGGGGATTTGTGCATTTCGCTGTCCACCCCTGTGGACAACCCCATGTCGTGCAATGCTGCATTTCGGTCGGCTGCTAGCGCCGCCCACCCAGCTCGGACATCGCGGGGCACTTCCCGACATGGGAGCAGCGTCTCGGCGAGCATCTGTCGGCAGATGAGGTCGAGCAAGTCGCCTGGTGGTGGTGGGTCTGCGGTCATGGTGGTCCCCGTTCGTCCGGGCCTGGGTGGGCGTCGGTCTACTTCGCGGTCTCGGTGGGTGTGTCGGGCGGTCGTGGTTAGGCGGCTTTGCGGCGCCTCTGACGGCGACAGGTGATGCACACCCGCTCAGTGGACTTCCTCGTCCGCCGCACGACGGTCATCGTGTTGTCCGGGGTGTATGCGTGACCTGCCGGGCAATGCGTCTTCTTCAGGTTGCGCAGAACTCCGAGTCGCCGGCTGTCTGCCACTTTCTCGACGGCGGTGCCCCATGCCAGGTTCTCGGGACGGGGCTACCGCAGCGTCAAGCTGTGGCGGGTGTGCAGAGCGTCCGCGCTTGGGAAGCGACATCACCCGGCCGCGGTCGCTGACTTCGTAGAGATGCTCGTAGCCGGGCACCGGTCGCCAGATCTCCTCAGGCTGGCACCGGTCGGAGGATCTGCGCACGCTGGACTGACCGCTCATGCGGCCAGCTCGGTCCTGCAGTAGCCGAGCGCGGTGCCCAGGCGCCCGGTGATGGCGAGCTGGACGGCCCTGTACGGGTCGAACGTGGGTGGGTGCTCGGCGCAGCGTCGACCATGGACGCCGTCCAACGTGGCGGTGTCCTGGGTGCGGCAGACGGTGCATCCGCCGGCGGCGACCGCGGTGTAGTCGTTCACGCCGCGTCCCTGCGCATGGCGGCGCGGACGCGGGACACGCTGCCCTCGGAGATGCCGAGCTTGCGCGAGATGTCCCGGATCGACAGCCCGTTGATGACGGTCAGGTCGCGGATCTGCTGCCGCTGGTCGTCGGTGATGAGCCGGCGTGGCTGCCGCTTGTGTGGCTGCGTGCGGGGTGGTCGGCCGGTGGCCTTGTGCAGCGGTGCCCGTTCCCGTTCGGACAGGCCGCCCCACGTCCCGTAGCGCTCGCCGTTGGCGAGGGCGTGCGTGAGGCAGTCGGCCTTGACTGGGCATGGTGGCCGGCCGGTGGTGCCGTTGCAGATGCGCTTCGCCGGGGCGGAGGACCTGCTGGGCTCGGGGAACCACAGGTCGGCGTCGGCCCAGCCGCACAGGGCGTCAGCCATCCAGGACGGCGGTGCTGGGAGGGTCATGCGGCGCCGTCCAGGGCGGCCGTGATGCCGGTCAGCAAGAACTCGGCGGCGGGTGGGGTGACGGCGTTGCCCAGCTGGCGCACCCGCTCGCGCCGGTTGCCCAGGACCCGGTAGTCGCCGTGGAAGGCCATGGCGGCCTGGATCTCGTGGGGCTCGAGCATCCGGAACGTGCAGTCGTCGACGACCGGGGTCGGTGCGGGCCAGCCGACGATCGACTGGTGGCCGGCGGTGGTGACGGTGCGGGCCGGTTCGGTGGCGGAGGTGCACATCTCGCCGCCGTCACCCCTGCTGCTGTTGTGCCGGACGAGCATGTGGTGGGTGCCGGAGGCGGTGAGGGTGGCGAGTGGCTCGCGGACGTCGCGGTGGGTTGATCCGCCTCCGCGGAGCTCGGCGATGAACGCAATGCCTGCGGTGTCGACGGTGCCCATGGTCGGCATCGGTCGCCCGGCGGGGACGGCCTCGCGCTGGCTGCCGTAGTAGGGGACGACGAGCGCGGTCTCGGCGCGGGTGGTCATGGTCCGCATCGGCTCGGCGGCGTGCTGGGCCTGTTTCCCGTCGCGGCCCTCAACCGGGACAACCAGTGCCCGGGTCTCCGAGGTCGTCAGAGTGGCGGTCGGTTGGTCGACCGGCCAGGCCCGGGCATACACCGGTCGGCCGTCATTGCCGGTGCGGACGAACGTGTTGCCGCGGGCCTCGAAGGTTAGTGGTCGTCCGGCATACCGGGCCAGTCCGGCCTCGATCCTGGCGAGTGTCTTCTCCGACAGCGGCTTGACCCGGTCGCCGATGCGCTGGCCGGGCATCGTCCAGTCGATGGCTGAGGCCGCCGGCAGGGCGTAGGGCTCAACCAGGGCGCCGCGGCAGGCGGTTCGCGGGCACCGGTACACGTACTGCTGCCGGTACCGCCCGACCCGGCGGCCGGGCTTGAACACCTGAACGGCGGGGACCTCGCTGTCGCAGCTGGTGCAGTGCGCCAGCGGGCGAGGGGTGACGTCGGGGCGGGGGTCGCCGTCGCGGGAGAAGACGATGTACAGCCGGTCGCGGGACTGCGGGGCCCGAGGGGCGATCGCGGCGGGGGCGTGCATTGAGTTCAGCGACACCAGCTGGTGGGTGTAACCGAGGGAGGTCATGGCCATCAGCCAGGCGTCCCACATGACCCACTTGGCGGCGTCGACGACGTTCTCCACGACGATCGCTCGGTAGGCGTGTCGCTCGGCGAACCGGGGGACGTCCCACATGGTGGCCCGGGACCGCTCCGCCGCCTCGGTGGGCAGGGTCTCGCCGAACAGGTCGGGCTGTGCGTGCCGCTTGACTCCCTTGGCCTGGGAGTGGTTGGTGCACTCGGGGGATGCCCACAGCAGGTCGGTGCGCGGGATGCGCCGTGGGTCGACCTGGGAGATGTCGGCGACCAGGTGGTCGGCGTCGGGGAAGTTCTCGGCGTGGGAGTCGACTGCGAGCTGCCAGTGGTTCGCGGCCAGGCGCAGCTCGATGCCGGGGACGGCGTGGGCGCCCTGAGCGGAACCGCCGGCGCCGCAGAACAGGTCAGTCAGGGTGAGGCTCACGCCGCTCCTTCGGATGCTGATGGGTCGCCGTAGCCGGCGGCGTGGAGGAGTGCGGTGAACGTCATGCCGTCCATGAGCACGTAGCCAGCGCCAGCGGAGGTGCGGCCGCGGCGCTTGATCCAGGCGACTCCGTACTCGGCGCCCGCGTTCTCGCGCTCGGTCTCCGCTTCGTCGCACCACTCGGCCAACGAGTGGCGTTGCTGGGACTTGCACTCGATGACCAGGCCGGGGATGCCGGTGATGTCGCCCTTGTCGCGGGCCCCGGCGAGGCTGCGGCGTTCGGCGTACTTGAAGCCGCGGGACAGCAGGTAGTCGACGACCTGCGACTCCCAGCGCGTCCCGCGGGCCTTCGCGGCGCTCACTGCTCACCGGCCGCGGTGTCGTCACTGTCGGGCTTCCAGTCGGCCGGGGGCTCGTCGACCCAGTCCTCGGGCAGAGTCGTCTGGTCCGGCACCGTGACGTCGGGGTCGGGGAACAGGTCATCGACGTCGGCGCCGTCCTTGGTGATGGCCTTGTACCAGGCGGCGGCGTTGGTGACGTCGGCGTCGGTCCACTCGGCACGGGACTTGCCGACCTTCGCTTCGAGCCGGTCGAGGTCGACGTGCTGGGCGGCGAACGCGGCGATCATCTTGCCGATGCGGTCGGTCGGCAGGGGTGCCGCAGCCGTCTTCGGGAGGGGCTGCACCACGTACGGGGATCGCTTCCCCCGGGTCACCGTGAGCGCGAGGGTGAGGGCCTGGTCGATGCCGTCGAGATGGCTGATGCGGATGCCGCCGATCTCCTGCCCGCCGAAGCGGACGGTGGGATCGCGGTAGAGGGTGAGTCGTCGGCCTCCGTAGGTGGAGGCGTCCTTGCCCCAGGCGGCGACCATGACGCGGCGCATCGACTTGGACGGCTTGAACGGGCGGCCGGGGAACTCGACGAGGTGTACGTCGATCGGCTGCTCGGTGCTGCCGCGCTTGACCTCGGCGATGGTGAAGGTGCGGGGGCCGGACATGAGGTCGTCGGCGTTGAGCTGGTCGGAGCGGGGTGCGATGGAGTCGGTCATGTCGAGCACGTCAGATCACCATGTCTTCGAAGTCGGGGGAGCGTTCGGTTGAGGGCAGGCCCTTGGTGGCCGCCTGGTACTGCTGAACCATCTGCGCCGCGGTGTCCTCGAACGCCTTGACGGCGCCGACGATCGCGGTGAACCACCGCTCGTCCGGGACCACGTGGATGCGGTAGAGGGGCATCCCGCCGCAGTAGGAGAGGTAGTCGCACCACTTGCGGCCGGAGACGAGGAGGCCGCACTGGATCTGGGCGGCGTTTTCCGGTGGCACTTCGCCGGAGAGGATGGTCTGCAGGTGCTTTTTGGGCCGTCGTGACTTGACCTCCACCAGGCCGTCGTCGCCGACGAGCCCGTCGGGGGAGTAGCCGATCCGGAAGCCCCAGTCGTCGCGGACCATGAACCCGGCCGTGCTAACCGGGGCGAAGTGCTCGGCGTACTTGGCGACGGCGAGAGGCTCGTCCTCCATGCCGCGCAACATGTCGTCGCCGAGGTAGGTGGGGTCGGTCCAGCCGGTGATGCGCTCGGCGACCAGCAGGGCGACGAGGCTGCGGGAGTGGTCGTTGTTGGCCGGCTGGATGGTCTTGGTGGTGATCAGCTGGTCGACGACGGAGGCGGTGACGATGCCGCGGCGCTGGTCGTGCCACTCGTCGGTGCCCTGGATCAGGTCGGGCAGCACAGTGAGGCTCATGCCGCCACCTGCTCGAGCACGCGCATCGGCCATTCGCCGGTGGGCAGGTCGTCGGTGCGGCCCTGCTTGATCAGGTAGTCGCGGAACGAGGCGGCCTGCTCGGCGGCCCAGCGCACCTGGTCGGCGTGGAGCTCAGGCAGGCTGCGTCCGCCGACTGCGGGGTGGCGGCGGGCGAGGGCCCACATGACCCGTGCTGCGGCGAGCGCGTCGGCGGTCGCGTCGTGGGCGCCGCCGTGGGTGACGCCGTAGTGCTCGCAGGCGGCGGTGAGGGTGCGCTTGCCCTTGCGGTACCGGTCGACGGCCTTGTCGATGACGAACGGGTCAAGGACGAGCGTCGGAGTGAACGGCCCCAGTCCCGTTCCGAGGTGTCTGTGCAGCTCCCGGTCGAAGATCGTCAGGTCGTAGGGAGCGTTGTAGACCAACACCGGAACCTCGCACAGGATCGCGGTCTCGAAGTTGCGCGCGATCTCGGCCAGGCACTCGGCCGGCGGACGCCCGTGGGTGAGGGCGTGGTCGTCGGTGATGCCGTGGACGGCGGTGGCCTCGGCAGGGATGGGGACGCCGGGGTTGATGAGCCAGGACGTGACCTCCGGCTGAGCGCCGGGCTGCAGGAGCACGGTGGTGGCGGTGACGATGCGGTCGACGTCGCAGTCGGTGCCGGTCGTCTCGGTGTCGAAGGCCAGGAACGGGCCCTCGTGCCAGCCGGTCATGCTGCTGCTCCGTTCTGGGAGGGCTCGGCGAACTCGCCGCAGGTGCAGTCGAGGCCGAGGCAGGGGGCGTGGAAGGCGCGTTGGTGGTCGCAGTCGGCGCACACGTCGGGGTCGGGTCCGTCCTCGGTCATGCAGCCGCGGGGGCACTCCTCGATCGCGCCGTCGTGCTGCTGCCAGCCGCCGGAGCCGTGGCAGACCGGGCACTGGGCGCTCATGCCGCCAGCCCCGTCCCGGAGCACTGCCAGCAGGTGAAGTCGCCGCCGGTGTTGGGGTCTTCGACGTCGCCGCGTCCACGACATAGTCGGCACAGCGGTGTGGGGGGCAGGAGCCCGGTGTGGTCGCCGTCGTGGTTGGCGGGCCACACGCACGGGCCGAGCGGGGTGGGCTCCTGGCAGTCGAAGACGGCGTCGACCTGGTTGCCGAGGTGGGCCAGCAGCTGCTCGTCGGCGGTCACTGGACGACCTGCCCGGTTTCGCCGTCCCACAGCAGGGTGAGGGGCTTCTTCATGAACTCAGTGCTGCAGTGCAGCCACTCGCCGTCGTGCTCTTCGATGGATCCCCACCACTGGGGCCCGTTGCGGCGGTCCATCGTGCGCGGCACGGCGTACCGGATGGTCCCCGTGGCGTCCCTGACCACATCGCCGTAGGCGGGCGTCTCGCGCGGGTGGTTGACGTACAGCGGGCGCGGAGCGCGGGAGATCAGCTCGATAGTCCGCTGAGGGCCGAAGAGCACGCTCCCATTGGCCTCACGGATGACGTAGCTGCCCTGCTTGTTCGGCAAGTGGAGCAGGAGCGCTCCGTACTCCGACAACTCCAGTGGGCCGCTGATCGACGTCCCCGACGGCCAGTCCAAGGACTCCAGCCGGATGACGTCGCCGGGCTGCAGGTCCGCGACCTGCTCGAGGGTGATCACGACGCCACCGCCACGATCGCGGCCTGCTCGCGGGTGGGCTGGCGACGCCGGGCCACGTAGCCCTCGATCTGCTCCACCAGCCGCGCCGCCGTGCGGGCCGCGGCCTCGACCTGCGCCTGGTCGACGGTCATCGCGTCGAACCGCGGGTGGTCCGGCAGCTCGTCGAGGTCGGAGTCCATCCAGTCGCAGGAGATGAGCCGCCACAGCTGGTCCAGCTCGTCCCGCAGGTGCCCAATCACCTCCGTGGTGTCCGCTGAGGTGAGGCCGAGCAGCGGCCGGTAGATGCGGGACACCTCGGCCGCGTCCGCACCCAGGGTGGCGGTCAGCTGCTCCAGGTGCGCGCACACGGCGAGCGCCTCAGCGGTGCCGTGGGGGAGTGCGGTCATCGGAGGACCTCCGTGATGTTGTTGGCGAACGCGGTGTCGATCCGGTCGTCGAGGCGACGAGAGAGGCGCGAGTTGGGGTCGCGGAGCAGCACGGCGCCGATGACGGCGAGGGCGCAGATGCCGAGGGAGACGCACAGCAGCGCCTCGTCGGGGGTCACCGGGCACCGCCCGAGATGAGTCCGGCGATCGCGTAGGCGGTGATCAGGGCGCAGGCGATGACGGTTCCGCCGACGTAGCCGGCGTGCGGCCGGGGGTTGGACGTCTCCGGGTCGAGCACCGCGGCGAACACGGTCGCTACCAGCGCCAGCAGCCGGTCGAACAGGCGACGCAGCGGGGCCCGGGTGTCGTAGGTGGCGACACCACCGCACGGGGCGGGCAGCAGCGGCCGACCGTCCAGCTTCGGGATCAACGTGGTGGGCGGCAGGTCCACGGAGATCGGCCGGGTCGTGAGATCGTGCATGGTGATCGACTCCCATCAGTCGGTCGAGATGACGGCCGTCCTCCTGCATGAGGGCGGCTGTCGTCGTTTCGGGGGTGGGTCAGGCGGTGCGGCGGGGCCGCGTGGTGGTGCGCGCTGCGATGAAGTCCTGCAGCGCCCTCTGCGTGATCCGAGTCCGCGCCCGGCCCCTGAGGCCGATGTCGCAGGTCTGGATCAGGCCCTCGGAGATCAGCCGGTAGACCGTGTTCTCCGAGCAGCGCAGCTCCTCAGCTGCCTCGGGGACGGTGAGCAGCAGCGTCACGCCACACGCCCCACTTGGGTCGCGCCCTCGTGCGCTACGCGATACACCTCGGGCTCGAAGAGGATGGCCTTGGGGTTGCCGATGGCCTCCTGGATGGCGCTGGCGAGCTGGGGACTGCAGGTGTCCCGCTTCCCTGAGCACAGGTGCCCGATCGCGGAGCGGTGCTGAGGACCCCCGCAGCGCCGGGCCAGTTCGCGGACCGAGAGCTGCTGCACGGCCATCAAGCCGACGAGTAGTTCTTTGCTTTTGAGGCGCACGTCGAGCCTCCAATCGGTTGCCACGTTCGCGACTCCTTCACTGTAGACGGGTCTTGCGCTGTCACGCAAGACCTTACGACAGGTAGACGCAACCGTCTACAGCGATGACACCCCGACGAGTCGCTGACGTGCAGGTGGACGAACTACGAGCGTGGAGTTTGTAGACGGGTTGTCTACGCTGCGGCTGGACAACTCCCGAGTCGACCTCAAAGGTGCTGTAGACGTGACTGAGCCCAAGAACCCCGACCACTGGCAGGAAGCCATGGACAGGGTTGGACTCAGCTCACGCACCCGCCTTGGGATAGCTGCCGGCGTGCCAACCAGCACCGTCACAGGGCTCATCACCGGTGATCGGGAGTCCCGTGAAGAGACCATCCAGAAGGTGGCCGCCGCACTGCGCGTCGAGGTCACCACCATCCGCACGTGGGCCGCGCAGGCCCGCGGCGAAAGCGAGCCGTACTCAGCCCCGCCTGAGGCCAACCGCCTGAGCCGACGACAGCGCAAAGCTCTGGATGAACTGATCCGCTCAATCGTCGCAGCGGCCGACGAGGTGCCGCCCCTCGCCGGCCCAGAGCCGGCCACCGTGCACGAGTACGGCTTGGCTGCTCGCCTCGGTCACAGCGAGGGCAAGCAGCTGCGCCAGGACCTTGACGCCCAGGCTGAAGCGCCCGACTACGACCCCGGGTTCGACGAATCCTGAGCATGTAGTTACAAGACGGGGGCGTTCCGTCAGACCCCATCGATAGACCTTCTGCCATGAAGGCACGGGGGATCTGGCATCCATGGCGCCACCTGGCGCACCACCACCCGCACATCAGCGTGCGGTACGCCGACCTGCCCGACGGTATGTACGGCTACACCGACTTCGCCGCCGGTGAAGTCGTCCTCGAGCGATCCCTACTGCAGGTGGAGAGGAGGTGCACCGTGACTCACGAGGACATCCATCTACATCGAGGCCCGGTGCCCTCCGATCCGCACCTGAGGCAGAAGGAAGAGACGATCGTCGACGGCATCGCCGCCCGCCGGCTCGTCTCCCTCGGGGAACTCATCGAGGCACTGCTGCTGTCGGACCATCCGCGGGAAGTGGCCGACCAGCTGTGGGTGGACGTCCCGACACTGCGGACCCGGATCGCCGGGCTAGCCGCTGCCGAACGGGATGCGATCGAGGAGCGGCTGCAGGCCTCGGAGAACTGGGGCATCGCATGACCGACCTGGAGCTGGCGATCCTCGCCGTGGAGGACCGCTGGCACCGGTACCCCGGGCGGAAGCTGCAGGCGATCCGGAAGCTGGGGCTCACCGAGATCCGCTACTACCAGGTGCTGAACCGCCTGGTCGATGACCACGAGGCTGAGCAGGTCGCTGCGCTGTTGATCCACCGGCTGCGGCGGATCCGTGAAGGCCGGCGGGCCAGCTGATGGCCTACATCCGCAAGCTCGACTCTGGCCTGTACCAAGCAACCGTCCGCCTGCCCAACGGCAAGCGGACAACGCGCACCGACCGGCTGCGCAAGGTCGTCTTCGACTGGGGCCGCGACCTGGAGTCTGCGATCGCCCGCGGCGAGTGGCGAGACCCTCGTGCCGGCCGGGTCACTTATGACGAGTGGCGCGATCGTTTCATGGCCGCCCGGGTGGTCGAGGCCGAGACGGTGAAGACCGATGCGTCGGTGCTGCGGGTGCACCTCGACCCGCAGTGGACAGGGTGGCGCCTCAACGGCATCAGTCGACTGGAGGTGCAGGGGTGGGTGCGCCGGATGCACGCCGCCAGCGTGGGTGCGCACATGATCCGTCGGGCGTACAACCTGCTGGCCACGATGATGAAGGATGCCGTCATTGAGGGCGTCCTGACCGACACACCCTGTCGCTCGATCGACCTGCCGGCCACCCCGATGAAGCACCCGGCGTGGTTCACCCGCGAGCAGGTCAGAGCGATCGTTGATGAGCTCCCGACCGTGCACGCGGCAGGTGTCGAGCTCATGGCGTGGACGGGACTTCGGTGGGGTGAGCACGCCGGGCTGAAGATCGGCGACATTGACTGGATGCGACGACGGGCTCGTGTGGTCGGGACAGTGACCCAGGGCGGCCGGCGCAAGGACTATCCCAAGTCGGCGCGATCCCGCCGTGAGGTACCCGTCCCCAGCCATGTGCTCGAACGCTTGTCCCCGTTGGTGGCTGGTCGAGACGCAGATGAGCTGCTGTTTGTCACCGCGAAACTCGGTCGACCGTTCTCGGCGAGCAACTGGCGCATCCACTGGAGCGTCGCGCTCGAGGTTGCCCGAGTCGGCGACCAGGCGGTGCCGCGATACCCACCTCACACCTTGCGACACACCGCCGCCTCGTGGCTGGTGCAGGACGGGGTGCCGTTGTACGACGTGCAGAAGCTGCTGGGGCACGAGTCGATCACCACGACGATGCGGTACGCGCACCTCGCGCCGGATGCCCATGCGTCGATCGAGGGCTCTTGGGATCGCGTCGTGACGCACCAGAGACGCATTGGCGGCGGGACAAGCTCCTGACCTGCGGGTGACCGCTTCCCGCCGCAGGAGCACATATTGGCCCTGTAGACGCTGCTCAGGTCAGCGTGGAGTAGCCGCATCCCGCTAGGGACCTGTCACGGTGTCCCATATGACGGCAAGACGCCCCCGTTCCATGACCCACGTAGACGCACCGCTGACGCACGCTTGTCGTACCGGACCATCACCGGCCGCTACTGTGCGGTCACCATCTCGCAGGAGGAGCACATGAGTCAGCCCTTGCAGCCGCAGCGCACCGAGGACGAGTGGCGGAACTTCGTCGCTGAGCAGTTGCGGCGACAAACCCATGCTGCCGAGCAGCTGCGCGGCATGATGATCTTCTTCACTGTTCTGGCTGCCTTGGTGATCGTGGTGCAGCTGTTAGTGCTTGCAGGCTCGTGACAGAAACGACGACAACGCCCCACCCTGCCGCCGGGGCGGAGGGTGGGGCGTTGTGGTGTCAGCGGTTGCGGACGCTGATGCCGATGTTGCGTTCGTCGGTGCGACCACCAGTGGTGGTGAGCCGGCAGGTGACGGTGTAGCCGCGGCCTGCGGTCCCGCCGGACAGCCAGACGGTGGCTTTGCCGTTGGCCAGGTTCGGTGCTGGTTCGGTCTCCTGGGTGAGGCCGTCGGGCACGGTCCAGGTGGCGGTGTCCGCGGTGTCCTGTTCGGCTGCGAGCCAGGCCGACCAGTCGACGGTGAACGGCAGCGTCGCGTCCGGGTCCTTGAGCATCAGACGACGGTGGGGGCGCCGACCTCGAACGCCACCGCGGGGATCGACGTGGTCGACCCGGAGGTGAGTGCGGGGGAGGCGGCGTTGACGTCGGTGCGGGCCAGCAGGGTGGTGCCGTCGATGAGGCAGTAGCTGGCTGCGGTGCCGGAGGTGGTGACGGCGACGCCGGTCTTGGCGGCGACGGTGACCTTGCGGCCGTCGACGTTGCCGGCGGCCTTGGTGAAGTCGCCGGAGGAGACGGTGACGTTGGCGAGGCTGGAGGAAAGCACCGTGGCCCGGCTGGCGGGGGTGCCGGAGCAGATGTGCAGCACGGTGGCGGTGGCGATCTTGTCGAGGGCGGCGTCGATGACGGTGGTGTCGTACAGGGCGGTCACGGGGGGCTCCTCAGGCGGGGACTGTCAGGGTTCGCAGGTCTGGGGTGACGGTGAGGGTGCGGTCGTCGGCAGCGATGACGAGCGTCCGGTCGTCGGCGGGGACGAGCAGGGTGTGCTCGGGTCCCGCGATGGCGGTGCTCGGGGCGTAGTCGGCGAGCAGCGGCCGGGTCGCCCGGCTGGGTGCGCGGGCCGCCGCCACGGTGAGCAGCTGCGCCTGCTGCAGCAGGGCGGCGGTTGCTCGCGTCTGCGCGCGCGCCGAGGACACCTGCAGCGCACTGCCAGTCGACGTGAGCAGCGCGGTTCCGGCGCGAGTCGCGGCCCGGGCCCCGGCGACCAGTAGCGCGGTGGCCTGGCTGAGGAGGACCGAATGTGCCCGCGTCCCCGCCCGGGCGGCGGCGACCGTCAGCGGTGTGGTCTGCGCGAGCAGGACGGACTGAGCTCGGGTGCTCGAGCGGGTCCCGTCGATCAGCAGGCTGCCGGCGGCAACCAGCAGCGGCTGGCTGGCGCGGGTGGCCGAACGGGCGCCCGTGACCTGCAGGGCAGTGACCTGGGTCAGGAGTGCGTTCCCGGCGCGGGCGGAGGCCCGCGCGCTGGTGACGGCCAGCGTGGTCGTCTGCGCGAGTGTGGCGGTGGCGGCCCGCGTTCCTGCGCGGGCGCTGCCGACGGACAGCACGGTGGCCTGGGAGAGCGTCGCGGTCCCGGCCCGGGTCGCCGCGCGGGCACCGCGGATCGTCAGCGTGCTGTCCTGGGTGACCAGGACAGCGCCGGCGCGACTGCTGCTCCGGGCACCGCGGACCGTCAACGCCGTCGCCTGCGCGAGCACGGGCGAGCTCGCCCGGGTCGACGTGCGGGTGCTGGCGACGGTCAGGGCCGGATGGGCCTGAGCCAGCTGCGGTGAGCCGACGCGGGTCGCGGCCCGGGCGCCGGAGACGGTCAGGGTGGTGGCCTGCGCGAGTAGTGCCTTGCCCGCCCGCGTGGCCGACCGGGCTCCGTTCACGGTCAACGGGACCGGTGCTGCGATGGCCGCGTCGTAGAAGGCGACCATCTGGGCGGGGTTGGCGTACTCGGTGGCCGCACCGTGCCCGCCGGTGACCTGCACGTCGATCGCCTGGGCAGCGACCGAGGCGATCGAGTTGAGGAAGGAGACGGCCGAGGGGCGCAGCGTCTGGTAGTCGTCGGTGGGGGAGGTGTTGACCCGCCACCGCTGGCCGGCGTACTGGCTGACCGGCTGCCGGGCCGGGTCCCACGCGGCGGTGGCGGTGGCGAACGCGGCGTTGTCCCCGACGGAGACGCCGTAGGCGGTGTAGATGGCGCCCTGGGACTCGGGGGCGAACACCGTCCACTGCAGCGGCGGGGCGATCAGCTGCACCGCCCGCGCGGGGATGGTGTGCTTGTGCATGGCGGCGGCGGAGATCGCCCCGCCCATCGAGAAGCCGAACAGCACCGTGCCGGCGTCGGCCCACACGCCGGTGGCGTAGGCGTAGGCGCGGGCCAGCCGCGCCTGGGAGTCGGTGTTGCCGTACGTCGCCTCGTACTCGACCGCGACGGTGACGTAGCCGGCGTCGGCCAGGAGGTCCAGCAGCGGGAGCGTCGCCCCCGCCTCCTCCATCATGTCGCCGGACAGCCCGCCGAGGCCGTGCGCGGCGAACACCAGCTTCGTGCTGGCCGCCCCCGACTTGGTGGCCGGCACGTACAGGTAGGCCTGCTTCTGCCCGGCGGTCAGACCACCCGCGGTGGAGGTCTGCACCTCGTACTTGTAGATCGGGGTGCCGCCGGCAGTGGTGCGCAGCAGCGTGGCCGACACCTGGTTGGGCAGGGCCGGGATGCTGCTGGCCGTGGTCGCCGTCGCGGTCGCGGTGGCTGAGGCGTTCCCCGCGGCGTCGTGCGCGGAGATCGTGTACGTGTACAGCGTGCCCGCGGTGCGGCCGGTGTCGGAGTACGAGGTGCCGGTCGCGGTGGTGGTGACCGTGGTGCCGTTGCGGGTGATCGTGTAGCCCGTCACCCCGACCGCGTCGGTGGAGGCGGTCCACGCCAGGTTGACCGTGGTCTGCCCGGCGGCGGTGGCGGTGAAGCTGCCCGGCACGGTGGGGGCGGTGGTGTCCCCGCCGGCGGCCGCGGGGGCGACGATGAACGACACCGAGGTGTAGGCGTCGGCCGACCCCGGGGTGGAGGTCTTCGTGCCGGTCGCCGCGGTGGTGGTGAGCGCGAGGTTGTTGACCGACAGGTAGGCGTAGCCGTCGCCGTTGTCGTACAGCTCGGTCATGCCCGTGGGTGGGGTGTGCGTCTGGGTGCCGCCGCGGGTGCCGTAGGCGGTGAACAGCATCGCCCCGGCCGCGCCCGGGGTGACGGTGGGTGCGATGTGCGGGGTGACGTCGGCGCCGCTGCCGCCGAACACGATCTGGCTGATCGGCGCCGACGTGTTGGCCCCGGTCAGGGCGAAGACGTCGATGACGATGTCGTACCCGGAGGCGCCGGTGGTCGCGAACGAGTAGGTGGCCGGCTCGTCGGCGGCGACGGTCTTCCACCACACGTACACCGGCACGTTGCTGGCGCCGGTCCCGGCCTGCGTCCAGCCGGTGGGGACGCTGGGCATGGACGGGTCGGCGCAGACGACCGCGACCAGGACGTCGCCGACCGCCGCGCCCGTCGGCTTGGTGACGGTGGCCGTGGTCGCTGTGCCGTTGGCCGGGAGGGTGGTGCTCGAGCGGACCGCTACCGCCATCGGCTAGCCACCCCGTCCCGGGTCGTCGTCGGTCAGGCTTCGGGTGCGGCGTGCCGTCCGGTGATCGCATCGACGGTCTTCGGGGCGAACACCGCCGCCCGGGTCCACAGCGACAGGCCGAGGGGGATGAGGAACGACAGGACCGGGATCGCTGCCTCGGCGGCGCCGGTGATGTCCGCCGGGATCACGAACCCCAGCGACGCGGCCAGGGAGACGAGCGCGGCGATGATGCCGCGCAGGACGGCGGGCTCGGCGTAGTTGAGCTTCTTCACGGGGTTTCCTTGGGGTGGGTGAGTTCGGGGTCATCGTGGGTTCGTCCGGCTTCCCGCTGGACGCCGACGAGGTTGCGGAGCAGGTTCCAGCCCGCCAGGGACACGCCGCCGAGCAGGACGAGGCGGAACATGTCGCGGCCCGGGTAGTCGCCGAACACGATCCCGGCCAGGGCGTTGGTGAGGACGGCGACCATGGACGCGGCGAGGGTGAACAGGGCGCGGCCGATCCCGGATTCCGACCACTGTGACCGGGTTCCGTAGAGGGTCAGGAAGGCGACGAACGGGAGCCAGGTCAACAGGTACACCCAGAAGGCCGGGTTGTCCCAGAAGGGGGGTGGAGGTGGTGGCACGTCACGTCCTCTTGTTGTTCATCGACTGCTCGACGGCGACCGCGAAGTGGTTACGCGATCGGGTGGCAGCCAACTGTTCGGTGGCGAAATCGACGCGGCGCCCGAGAGCGGCGGCATCCTCGGATGCCCGGCGCGCGTGCGCGACAGCCGCCTGGGCATCAGCGGATGCCCGGGGCGGGTGGCGGTGCCATGGCCACCATGCGGGCGGGGCGATCATGGGGCTGACTCCGGGGCGCCGGGTCGTGCCGCCAGCTGCTGGATTTCGGTGAGCGCGTGATTGGTGGTCTCGGCGAGCACCACGAGCTTCTCCACGGACATGGACAGTTGGGTGGATGAGCGCTGCCAGTCCTCCGATGAGGTGCGCCATTTGTCGCGGTCCTCCATCACGTCGAGGAGCTGGCGGCGCGTGACCAGGCTGCCGCGCAGGATCAGCAGCACGATCAGGGCGACAAGCGCCCCCGCACTGAGTTGTCCGAACGGCAGGCCGGTCCATTCATCCACGACGTCCCCCTTCGTCGTGGCTGGCGCTCAGGCGCCGACGCCGTCGCGCAGGACGTCGCGCAGCGCCTCGGCGATCTCGTCCTTCGTGGCCCCGGTGAGCTTGGGTGCCAGGATCGCGGCGAGCGCGTCCTCGTCGACGTCGGCAGGCTTGATCCCGGCGACCTGAGCGGCCAGCGACGACAGCATGTCGGTGGTGCGCCCGGAGCCGGCGGGGGCGGCGAGGTACACGTAGTCGCGGAAGTGCGCGAACTCGTTGGAGTTGACGTCCTGGAACTTCTCGACGACACCCCGGTTGACGTAGAGGTCGCGGTACCCGGGGTTCACGACGTGGATCCAGTAGCCGGGTGCGGCGAGCACGCACTCACCGTCGCCACCCTGCTTGTCGTCGTTGCGGTAGCCGACGAAATTGGGCATGTCGTACTCCTCAGGAGCGGGGATGGGTGCGGTGGTGATGGCGGCGGCGTCCAGGCGGAACGCGGCCATGTCGTAGGTCTTCGTGCCGGCACCGGCGCCGATGTCCCACTTGCCGGTCACGCTGGTCTCGAAGTGCGCCCGGACCCGCTCGATGTCCCCGCCGCCGACAACGTCCGCGGCGGCCCGGCCGAACAGGTGCCCGACGTACAGCTGCCCGGCGAGCATCGCCACGGTGCCGGCGTAGTCGATCTCCAGGCCCAGCACCCGGGGGTTGAACAGCGACGTGACCGGCAGGGGGCCCATCGAGCGGCCCCCGGACGCGCCAGCGTGGTTGGCCGGGTTCGCCGACATCACGTGCAGCCGCGGGGCGTCGACGGTGCACGCCGGGCCGGCGAAGTTGCACAGCGGGCCGGACAGGTCCGGGCGGCCGTCGCGGAGCACGCGCTGGGTGGGGAACGGGTTGGCCAGCGACGACGCGGAGGCGGTGTGGTGGACCAGCGCGCCCTCGTAGTTGGCGCTGGTGCCGTTCCCGCGGGTCTCCCAGCCCGGCTCGTAGGAGACGACCAGGCGGGGCTCGATGGCCCGCATCCGGGCGACGACCTCGAGGACGACCTGGACTCCGTCACGCCTGCCCACGGAGCACCTCCTCGTCCCGGAGGGCCGCGGCGACCTCAGCCGCGTACAGCTCGGGGTCGACCCCGGCGAGCGGGTCGTAGCCCGGCCGCAGGTAGGGGGCGTCGGGTTCGGCGTCGAGCTCGCCGACGATGCGCAGCTGGGTCGGGCCGTCGGGATGCCGCTCGGTCCACACCTGGACGTCGTCGGCGTTGGTCTCCGGGTCGTCGTCGGCATCAGCGACCGCGGACAGGTGCGCGATGACGTGCGCGCTCTCGGCATCGAGCGCGGCTGAGTCGTCGGCGGGGACATCGCGGACGTAGCGCACCGGCACCTCCTGGGCATGGGTCGGGCCCGGCCACCGGGTGGTGGTCGGGTGCGAGGCGGGTCGCCGGTCAGGCGTCGCCCAGGTGCACCGGTCTGGTCAGAGGAGGTTCCCGACCCGGACCATCCGGCCGGACGCGGTCCACGCTGCGGACGTCGGCGCCGTCGACAGAGTCAAGAAGATGGTGTGGATGAGGGCGCCGCCCGCGGCGACGGGGAGCAGCGCAGTGACCGAACCGTCGGTCTCGCCTGGGCCGCCGAGGCCTGCCCGGGCGCCCTCGGTGGGGGCGTTGATGTCCATGAACGCCCGGGGCCCGTAGGTGGCTGAGGTGAGATGGAACTTCCAGCTCACCAGCCACATGCCGCTGACGGGGACGATGATCGCGTCCCCGCCGGGGGTGAACGTCCCCCCGGACTGGCTGACGATCGTCGGCGTCCCAGGCCCCCAGGGCTGGCCGCTGGGCATGAGGGCGGGTGAAGCCGTCCATGTGCAGCCGATGGTTCCGGGGGTGGTGGATGCCCAGCCGCTACTGGTGCCGGTGGTGTTGATCTCGACCGCGCCGGTGTCGAGGCGGTACACCTCGAGCCCCTTGTAGAGGGTGAGGGCGTCTCGGTCGGCTTGGGTTCGGACGGGGATGCGGGCGCCGCGGGCGACGGTCTGCCGGGCGGTGTTGGTGATCGTGACGCCGGTGCCGTTGGTGGACGTGGCGCCGGCGGCGACCGTCGCCCGGGCCAGCTCCTCGGCGCCGACCGGCAGCGGCGGTGCTACCGGGGTGCCGGTGGATGAGGTGCCCTGGACGACGGCGATCAGCGGGGCGGGTGACCCGGTGTCGGGGGTGGGGATGCCGGCGGTGTTGTCCTGCTGCTTGGTGTAGATGATGTCGATGCGTGAGCCGGACGCGGGTGCGGCGGTGGTGGTGGCGGTGGTGGCGGTGTCGTTGGTGGGGCCGAGGTAGGGGCCGTAGGCGGCGCCGCGGGTGGTGACGGCGTGGTGGACGGCGACCGCGTAGGACATGGGTGCGGTGGCGGAGGTGCCGGTGACGACGGCGGTGGATCCGGGGCCGAAGAGGACGCCGGTGCGGGTGTCGATGGAGGTGGCGCCCTGGGTGGCGATGAGGCCGCCGGTGTCGAGGCGGGCTTCGCGTGCGTCGGTGGCTCCGGTGACGTGGAGTGCGTCGGCTGCCATAGGGACCTCCCGGTCGTTGTCAGGTTCAGCGGATCGGGTGGGTTACGGCTCGCCGCCGTCTGCTTTACGGTGGGCGGACCAAGTCGAGGAGGCCCCGGTGGGGAAGATCGAGGAAGCCCGCAAGTCGGTCACCTACGGCGTGGTGGGTGCCGCGTTGGCGTTCGCCGCGGTGGGGGCCGGTGTGTCGGCGCTGGGGGGTGGCACGGAGCCGACGAGCGCGGTCACGGAGCTGTCGCCCGGCGAGGCCTCAACCAGCCCGGCCAGTCCGAGCAGCCAGGGCAGCCCGGCGGCGGCGCCGACCTCAAGTGCGGCACCTGCCGCGACATCTGCGGCGGTGGCGGCACCGACCTCTGCTTCAGGCCCCGCGGTCGTCGAGGCGCCCGTAGAGGTGCCGTCAGCCAGTACCGTTCCGGTTGTGACCGAGCAGCAGCAGACCAGCGCCCCGGACGCCGGCGGCGATCCGAGCATCGGCACCATCGGCCCGGACGGTCAGTACACGCAGGCCCCCGCGCCGCCTGGTGTCGTCAATGCGGCCCCCCCGATGCTGCCTCCGCCGCCGGTCCCGAGGCTGCCCGGTGAGTCCGGCTACGTCGCCCCCGGAGCCACCCCCGCTCAGGACGGGTAGCCGGTCGCCAGGTAGGGGATGGCGTTGATCGTCCCGGCACCCGTGCAGCGCGCCTGGATCTCCAGGGTCAGCGTTGAGATGTGCCCGCCGGGCACTGGCAGTGGGCCGATCAGGTAGGAGCCGCCTGCGGTGGTCACCGGCTGCGTCGCCCCGAGCTGCGAGCCGTTGGCCAGCAGCCGCACCTCGCCGGTGGTTCCCGTCGTGGTGGCGCTCATGCCGACGACGACCTGCGGCTGCTGCTTATAGCTGGTGGACCGCCAGATCGTGGTGAACGACGTCGATGTGGTTGACGTGGCCCCACCGAACATGGCCGGGTAGAACATGATGGGCATGAGGGGCCGCGCCAGGCCCTGCCCGGTGACCACGTCGGCGCCGAAGATCTGGTTCCCGGCCCGGTCGAACAGGAGGAACTCCTGGTCAACCGATCCGTCTGCAGCGCCGGTCGGGTCGAACAGCGCCACCGCGAGTGTGCCGTCTCGCCGGTAGAGCAGGAACACCTGTTCGTCGGTGCCGTTGGTGATCGCCGATGCGCCCGGTCCGGCGTAGAGCACCTGGACGGCCCCGGACATCATGGCTAGGAACCCGCCGCGGATGGTGAGTCCGCCGTCGGTGATGGAGGCGTTGCGGAGGAACCCGGAGCGGGCGAACTTCGCCACCTCCTCGGAGGCGATCGTGCGGACTCGCTCCCACAGGCCGGGGGGTGTGCCGGCGTCCAGGCCCATCAGCTGCCGGGCTTCTGGCGAACGCGGCCATCGCGTACCGCGTTAGCGATCACCTGCCGCACGATGTCTTCGAGTCGGTTCCACAGCGTCATCAGAGCCTCCCGGCGACGGCGTACATCTCCAGCTTGATGTTGTCCCCCAAGTCCCCGGACTTCGTCTTCACCCGCATGAACGCGGTGCCCTCCAGCCCGAGCCATGCACTGCTGGTGCGCGGCACCACCTGGCAGTAGTCGCCCGGCAGCACCTCCGCCGCAGCGGCGGCCCGCACAGTCACCGTCCACGTCTCGATCGGGCGGGCCGAGCGGGCAAGGAGGTTGTCGGCGTGCCCGGACAGCGTGCCCAAGTCCGACACCGTCGACCGGAGCTCGGACACCTCCAGCAGCGGCCACCCGGCGTCGACCAGCGTCCGGTCGTAGGCCCACGCCATCAGCGTGTCCTCCTCGTTGCCCTGCCCGGTCTCGAACGCCCACATGCCCATGACGGTGGCGTCTTCGTCGGTGTTGATCGACACGACGGGGCCCTTGCGGGCAGTCGCGTCGAACACCCAGTCGGCGCCGACCTGGGTGAGCAGCGGCTGATCTTCGTCACCGGTGTCCATCACCCACTCGATGAACCGGCGGTCCGCCTGGTAGCGGGGGCGGAACCGGATGTCAGGGGCCCCGGCCTCCCGGGCGGTCAACTCCCGCAGCTGGTCGCCGACCTTCAGCAGCTTCCAGCCGGGGAACGTCTCGGTATGGTCGCCGGCGGTGGCCCCGATGCCCATGACGAGGGGCAGGTTCCCGCCCGCCCACTGCATCGCCAGGGCGACCAGTCCCTTGCCGATGCCGCCGAGGGTGAGGGTGTCGAGGGTGACGCTTCTGGACTGGATGGGTGTCCCGGCGTCGGCGAGTTCGAGGACATGCCGGTGGTCGAACAGAGACCACAGACCCGCGGCGCCGAGGGTGAGGACGCCGTCGTCGTCGTTCCAGGTGCGGGACCAGATCGGCCCGGCTTCCTGGATGCGCCCGTCGACGTCGACGGCGAGGAAGCAGCGGGCGGCTTGGGCGTTGTTGCGCAGGTCCAGGTCCCGCACGATGTGCTCGGCGATCTCGGTTTTGATGCGCCCTGGTCCGTTGGCGACGACCGACCAGGGTGCGGTGGTGACGTCGATGCTGCCGGTGATGCGGCCGGTGCGGAGTTCCCCGTAGAGGACGGTGACGCTCACCAGTAGGTGTCCGCGAACGTGGCCGTCAACTGCGCGCCCACGTCGTAGACGCCACCGAGGGACGTGAACTGCACGGTCAGCGACGACATGGGCGGCACCTCCAGCCAGTCCGCGTAGGTCAGGTTCGCCCGCCGGTCCGCAGTGCCCTCCACCAGCACCGTCCCCGCCGCCGTGTCGACGGCGATGACCTGCCCGGACGGCACCTGGGCGACGTAGGTGAGCCGCCGGGAGCCGGCGGACAACTCGAAGCCCTGCGGCAGCGCACCGCGCACCCCGAACACGATCGGTGCCGGTGCGGTTCCGGCGTTGGTCAGCACCAGCTGCCCGGTGCTGCCCGGAGCCCCGTAGTCCAGTGGGTAGGTCAGGGGGTAGGTGAGTCCACCGCCGGACACTGGGAGGCCGATGTAGGGGCTCCTGGCCGGGCCGTAGCGCAGCGGGTCGGGGCAGCGCCACTGCAGCAGCCACCCGAAGCGGCCCATGCCCCACTCGGTGCGGGCCAGCATCGGCTTGCACACCAGTAGCTGCGCGCCCGCCGACAGGGTCCGGTTCGCGGCAACCACGGTGAGCGGCTCGGTGCTGTCGTCCTCGCCGTAGGCGGCTGCGGCCTGCAACCCGAACAGCATCTGGTCACGCTGCTCCTCAGACCAGCACTGCCCCTCAATGGTGACGATCCGCTCGTCCGACCACAGCGGCGACGGGTGAGTGCCGTGCCCCCGGGTGCGGACCTGCTTGTCATAGCGGGCCGTCGGGCGTTCCTCCCAGCCCTCCAGCGACAGGATCCGGTAGGCGGCGTCCGTGCCGGTGGTCAAGGTGAGCCCGCGCCAGGTGACGCTGGTGCGGGTCACCCGGCGCCGCCGGTGCGGGCGAGGACAGCCAGAGCGTGGGCGGTGGCGTTCACGTCCCCCCGCTCCGCCTCGTAGTACCGGTCGATGCGCACGACCGCGTCAATGCCGCCCTGCGCTGCCTGCGCTGCGGACGGCATCGACATGGCCGACGTGGAGTAGCTGGTTTCGGCAGCTCGAGCAGATGCCATGGCGGGTGCCGCCACCGACAGGCTCTGCATCGCCGAGTAGTCGGCCATGGCCTGCATCTGCGCGGCTACGGCGGGCTGCATCGACTTGATGCCGTTTACGAAGCCCTGGCCGACGTTCTGTCCAAGGTCGGCGAAGACGCGGGAAGGGGAGTGGATGCCGAGGAACCCGGTCACGGCAGACACGGCGCTCTTAGCGACGCTCATGGCGGCAGAGGCGACGTTGCCGGCCATGTTCTTGATGCCGTTGATGAACCCGCGGATCAGGTCGGCCCCGGCGCTGACGAGTAGCCCGCCGATGTTGCCGAGGGCGCCCAGCAGCCGCCCAGGCATCCCGGCGACCCAGGACACGGCCGAGGACACCCCGGATGACACGGCGCCGGTCACCGTGTTCCAGGCGCCGGACACGGCCCCGGACACCGCCGACCAGGCCGACTTCGTCCAGCCCACGACCCGATCCCAGTTTGCGATGATCAGCGCGACCAGCCCAATCACCGCGGCGGTCACCCAGCCGACAGGACCGAGGGCGATGAACCAGGCTGCGGCCATCCGGGCGGCCTGAATCATCGATTGCACGCCCATCACCACCCACCCGGCGACTACCCCGGCGGCGGTGGCGGCCATCGAGGAGACCATGACCGCGCCCTGAACTGCGAACCCGGCGGCCATCATCACCAGCGACGCGACGGTACGGATCCGCGCGCCCACCCAAGCGGCGGCCACGATCGCGGCCTGCGCGACCGCGGCGATGCCCATGCCGATCCAGGCGCCCACGGTCAGCCCTGCGTTGAGGACCGCGGCACCGGCCATCGCCGCCCACCGCAGCACCATCATGGCGATCTGCGCGGACTGCACGGCGACGCTGGCAACTGCCCCAGCCTGGGTCATCACGAACGCAGCCACCGTCTTGGCCGCGGCGATCGTGGACTGCACACCCATCGCGATCAGGGCGGGCAGGAACACCGCGGTGATGAGCGCGGCGACGATGGTCAGCGGGGTTTGGTTCGCGGCCATCCACTGCGCCGCCGACTGCAGCGCCGGCACCAGCGACATGGACAGGAACCCGCCCACGGCCTTCACCGCCGGGCCGAACTGGGTGGCCAGCGTGGTGGCCGCGGAGTTGACGAACGGCAGCACCTTGCCGCCGAGGACCTCGACGAACGCCAGCTGCGCCTGCCGCTTGAACGATTCGATGTTCGTCGACGCGTTGTCGTTTAGCGCCGCACCCATCTTGTCCGCGGCGCCCGCGACGTTGCCCATGGACTGCACTGCGGTGGTGGTGTCCATGGCGTACAGGGCGGCCCCTAGGTCTTCGGCTTGGGTGCCGAACAGTGCGGTCGCGGCTTGCGCGCGCATGGCGGGGTCCTCGATGTTGCGCAGCCCGTCCAGAACCTGCCCAAGCGCGTCGGTCGCGGTCGGCCCGCCGGCGGCGATCTTCGCGGCCATGTCGTCGGCGTTCATCCCGACCATCTGGAAGCCCTGCGCGGTCAGTTTCGACCCGTCGACCGCCCGGATCGCAAACTCCTTGAGCGCGTCCGCGGCGACATCAGAGTCCCGTGCGCCCGCGTCGATGGCCTGCGAGATGAGACCCATCGCCGCGGTGCCGTCCAACCCGAGCTTCTGGAACTGCACCCCGTACTCGTTGAACGTGTCGAGGAGGTCGCCGGCCTTGTCGTCGCCCTGCTGGAACCCGCGGGTCAGCACGTCCAGCGCCTGCCCGGCGTTGTCAGCGAGACCGGTGCGGATCATCTGCGCGACCGCGTTGGTGGTGCCACCCAGATCCTGGTCGAAGGTCTTGGCCAGGTCCATCACGCGGCCGGTGATGGCCTCGATCTGGGCGTTGGTGGCGTCCTCGGGCAGGAGGCCGTTCTGCAGCACCTGCCGGACGGCCTCGTTGACCTCGGACAGGGAGTCGCCGTATGCCTGGGCGTACAGATGGCCCGCTACCTGCCCCGCGGCTTCCGCCAGTGGGCTGCCGGCGCCGAGCTGGGCGGCCAGCTTGTCGTTGGCGGCCTCGATGTTCATGCCGCCGACTACGGCGGCGCCGACTGCTCCGGCGATCGCTGCGCCCGCCGCGGCAGCGATGACAGCGCCCTTGGCGCCAAAGTCCTTGACCCGACCGAGGGCCCCGTCAAGGCCCTTGTCGAAGTCATCGGAGTCAAGGTTCAGGTAGCCGACGAGGGTGCCGAGGTTCATCCGTCATCCCTCCGTGGCGTGTACAGCGCGGACTGGATGCGGGTGGACCACAGTGGTTCCTGGCGGACGTGCGTCCCGGTCCGCACCTCGTGCCACCCGGCCGCGGGGACGGTGAGGAGCCCGAGGATGCGGACTCGCAGCCACCGCCACGAGCGGTCGCGCATGAGCGCTGGGTCTTCGACGTCGACGCCGCGGTCGCTCAGGTCGGCCTCGATCAGTTGCCAGCGGTCGAGGAGTTCGGTCCAGGTGTGCCCAGAGCCGTCGCGTCGTCGGGCTCGGGGGTCGTCGACCCAGCGCGGGAGCCCCGACCCGGGTTCGACTTCGCCGGAGCCTTGGACGCTCGACGGGTCGCCCGGTTCGGGGCCGGCGGGTTTCCCACCTGGCTCCACGCCTTCTCGGCGGCCTCCCGGCCGTACACGTGCCAGATGATCAGCGTCTTGAAGACGTGTGCGGCCCGGTCACCCATCAGCCCGTCGGCCAGCATCTCCTCGGGGGTGCGGCCCATCACCTCGGTCTGCACGGCCTGCCAGCCATCATCGTCGAGGAGGTCGGCGACCAGCGCGTCCCCGTCCTGGGCGGCCTCGGGGTTGTCCTTGGCGCGCTGCGAGATGCGCAGCAGCACCATGCCGGTCTCGGCGCTGATGCGGTCGGGGAAGGTGAGGAGTCTGCCCCCTACGGGGAGTTCCTTCTTGGGGCTGCCGAGCAGTTCGTCAAGGTCCTGGAATGGCACGTGCGGTCTCCTGGCGGTTGTCCTGGCGGTGGAGGGGAGCGGGCCGGTCGCACCGCCAGGCAGCGACCGGCCCGCGTCTCAGGGTCAGGCGTAGGTGAAGTTGGGGTTCACCGTGGAAGCGCCGACCGGGTTGGTGACCTTGACCGCCTTCGCGCCGGCCGAGTTGGCGGGGGTGACGGCGGAGATCGTGTTGTCGTCGATCACCTGGTAGGAGGTGGCGTTCGTGGAGCCGAACATGACCCCGCCAGCGCCGGTGGTGCCCGTGAAGCTGCGGCCCTTGACCGTGACCAGGGTGCCGCCGGCGGTGGTGCCGGTCGCCGGGGTGACCGAGGTGAGGACGGCGATCACCGGGGTGACCTCACCCGGGTGCGCGATCAGCTTGAGCTTGCCCTGACCGGTGAGGGTCACCGAGACGGTGGACAGCGCGGAGAACGCGCCACCATCGGGGGACCAGACGACCGCAGCCCAGCCCTCGTAGGCCTCGATGCGAGGCCCGTTGGGCTCCATCTCGTACCAGCGCAGGTGTACCGAGTTGGCGGCGCCGAACGTGCCGAAGGACTTGGTGCGCAGGAACTCCTGGCCGGGGTCGTAGGCGGTCGGCGCGGACTGCTGCACCTTCCGGGCCACGGTCAGGTCCACGTTCCAGTTCTCCGCGGTCTTCGTCTGCGACCCGTAGCCGCCGGAGTCGAAGTCGGAGTCGTCCTCGAGGTTGGCGTCGATGCCACCGGGGGTGAGATCGGTGATGCCGAACACGCCGGTCCACAGCGGGCTGCTGTTGGACGAGGCGGTGTCGACGTCCAGGTACCACTTCTTGTTGGTGGTGGACCCGCCGAGAGGGACGCGGGCGACTGGTGCGGTCATGGGTGGGGTCTCCTCAGGTGCGGTGCGGGGAGGGGCGGTGGACGGTGGCGTAGTAGTTGTCCGAGCGGGACCACCGGTCGTTGTCGTCCTGACCCAGCGATGTCCAGGACTGGCGGGCCAACAGCAACACCCGGACACCGGTGGGCAGCGTGAACGGGCCGGCGCCGTGCCACAGGTCGAACACCGAGTCGGCCAGGTCGTCGGCGGGCCGCGGATCTTGCCCGCCCCAGCGGAAGCGGGCCTGGACGCCAATCACATCGTCCGTGAGGGTCGGGTTGTCGTCGACCCCGTAGCTGGTGAGAGTGATCAGCCGGTCAGGGGCGGCCGGAATGGCGCCGACGACGATCCCCGTCTCTCCGGAGGTGTGGATGCCGTTGTCGCGCCACGTGCCGATGCCGAGGGCGTCGAGATCCTTACCGAGGCCTTCCAGCAGGTCGGTGGTGTATCCCACGCCACCCCCAGTTGATCGGTACGGTGCGCGGATGCGTAACTCCGGGGTGTTGGCTTCTGCCGTTCTGCTGGTAGGGCTCGCTGGCTGCGGCGGGTCAGGCGACGACGACGGGGCCGGGCCGGTGCTGGACTCGACCGAGTCGGTGTGTGACCAGTTCGCCGGGTTCTTGAAAAACGGTGGCGACCGTGCGTCAGTGGTCGACTCGATCGGGGGCGCGGTCGGCAACGCCGCGCAAGGTGTGCAGGACGCTTACGGGTCGCTGCAGAACACGGTCAGCGCGGACCAGTCAGCGCAGCAAGTCGCCGATGACGCGTTCGCGCAGGCTTGCTTCGACGCTGGCTGGAAGAGCTAAGCCAGGCTGCGGCGGATGCGGGCGGCAATCAGCGCGACCGCTACTTCCCGTTCCCCGTTCATCGCCGACTCCAGGTACTTCGCAGACCGGCCGGGGTCGTGATGCAGCGTCATGTCCTCGTGCTGGACGACCGCGTACGGGGTGTCATAGGAGACTCCACCGATCAGCTTGTCCCGGTCGATGAACGGGCGCCCCGAGCGTTCCAGGGTGCCCTCTTCGTGCGGGACACGGTTGTTGGATACGCCCAGCACGTGCTCGACGGCGTCGTTGAGGCCATCCGCTGCAGCGTCGTGCGTTTCGGCCCGCACCTCGCTCAGACGAAGGTCTACCTTCCACGCCTTGCGGTTCGGCACGGCACCTGCCTCAGGTAAGAACAACCTCAAGGTGTTCGGGTAGGTCCAGGCCGGGGGCATCGCGGCGGGCCACGCCGATCACCTCAGCACTGCGGTGGCCGAGGTCAACTCGGCTGCCCGGGGCTAGCGTGTCGGCGTGCTCGAGCGCTGTGTACAGCGTGGCCTGGGAAACGACCTCTGTGCCACTGGCGTCACGGACCAGTTGCCGCTTGTCGTCGAGGAAGCCGGAGATCACGGCGTCCGGCCCGTAGCTTGGCCCGTAGGCGCCGGAGCCCAGCAGGGGTGTGACGGTGACCGAGTGGACGAACCAGTCGGCGAGTTCGTCAGCCATACAGCCACACCCGCTGGCTGGTGAGCCCGGCCGCGGCGAGGATCTGCCGGGCCTCGTCGGTCAGGGTGCGGCCAGCAGTCGCACGGGTCTGCGCAGCGAGTGCCGCTTCGGTGGTGTCGTAGTCGATCGCGGCGGTGCCGATGCGCTTGGACTTCACCACGGCCTTGGGCGCCTCGGCCGACAACCCAGTCGTCGGGTCGATGCCGAGCGCGATCCAGGTGGCGACCTGGGCGCAGCAGGCGTCGGCGAGGGCGTCAGCGACCGGGCCGGGCTTGGGGAGCCCGTCGGTGCCGACGTCGTACACGGCGGTGAGCGTGGCGTCGTCGACGAGCCGTGAGGCCGCCCGCAGCAGCCTGTCGGCCGTCTCCGGTGCGGGGTCCCCGGTCCAGGCGGCGAGCTGTTCGTCGGTCGCGTACACGGCCACGGTTGTCCTCCGTCGGTACGGGGTGGCGGGGCGCAGGGCGCGGATCGGGCGGGGGGCGAAGGACTCCCATGAAGTCCCCCCTGGCCGGCCTTAGGGGCGTCTGGTTGGTTCTGGGAGACCCCAGGGACGCCCCGCCACCGAGCGGGTCAGACGAGCTTGGTGGCACCGCTGTCGATGTTGTGCTCGACGGTGACCTTCTTGCCGTTCGGGCCGATCACGTCGTACTTCTCGACGCGCTCCTTGCCGGTCGGGCCGGCGTCGAGGACGTCGGCTTCCGGCAGCAGCACGACGGCGTTGACCGTGCCGTACCCGGCGGCGGCAGCGGCGGCCTTGTCCGGGTGGTCGACCGAGGACACCCGCTCGGTCGGGTCGGTCGTGTCGTACGGGGCGTCGCCGGGCTGGATCTCGGACGGGACGTTGACGGCGTCGGTGGTGACGGTGCCGTTCGTCCCGGCCGGGCCGGGCTCGTCGGTGTTCTTGCGAGCAGCCATGGTCGTGGTCTCCGTGTCTCGAAGGGGGGTCAGGAGTTGAGGACGCCGCGGAGGCGGGCAGCGGCGCGACCACCGAAGGTGGCGAGGCCGCAGTACCAGTCGATGCGGGTGCGGTAGACCGGCTTGGCGTCGATCTCACCCAGGTCGTAGGCGGCCGGCAGGAGCAGCCCGTTGGAGGCGAGGCCGGTGACGCCCTGGTCGCCCTCGTCCTGGCCGAACTTCACCGCGTACATGGAGGAGGCGGTGCCGGTGGCGGTGCCCTGCGTCTCCGTGGAGGGCAGGATGTCGACGCCGGCGGCGGTCTGGCCTGGGTCGAGGACGGGGATGCCGTTGTAGGTGAGGACCCGCTTGCCGGTGAGGTCCTCGCGGATGAAGTCCGCCCCACCGAGGCGGCGCAGGGAGCTGGTGAGGCGGGCCTGCGCGGCGGCGTTGGCGTAGATCGCGCCGTTGCCGGCGTTGATGCCGGGGACGGCGGCGAGGAGCCGGTCGACGGCGTCGAGGAAGTCGTGGCCGCCGGAGACGGGGCCGAGGCCGTTGGTGGCGGTGTCGATGACCTGGTTGCCGGTGAGGCGCTTCTTCAGGCCATCGAAGGCCTTGGAGTCGACGGTGACATCGCCGTTGAAGAAGGTGTCCTGGTACTTGTAGGCCACCGCCTTGACCTTCATCGCGGTCTGGACGGCGCGCTGGTCGTTGAGGTTGCCGCGGGTGGCGACGATGAACTTGTCGACGTCCGCGTCGCCGCCGAGGATCACCAGGGACTCGGTGGCCTGGACGACGGTGCCGGTGGACTCGGTGTAGGCCTCGTTGACGCCGCGGAACGCGACGCCGGGCAGCGCGGACTCCGCGTTGTAGGCGTAGGCGTTGCCGTCGATCCCCATGAGGGGGATGCGGTCGAGGATGGGCGAGGCCTGGACGAAGGTCTCGATGACGCCGCGCTGCAGGCTGTTCTGCGACAGCGGCGCGGCTTCGGCGAGGGTGACTGCCATGACGGGTGTTCCTCCGGGGTGGTGTGCCCGTCAGGTGACGGGGCGGGTCAGGCTGGGTGGGCGTCGTAGGCCGCGCGGATGCGGGCTACGCCGGGTCGCGCTGAGGCGGCCGGGTCGTGCTGTTCGCCGGACCCGCCGGCGTGGTCTGCTCCGCTCGCGCCCGGCACCCGGCCGGCCTTGAGCTTTGGGTTGCTGTCGACGGTCGCCTTGACGAGCGCGTCCACCTGGGCGGCGAAGTCATCGGCGATTGGGTCGAGCTTGGCGAGGTCGCCCCTGTGTGCCAGGACGGCGGTCAGGAGGTCTTCGTCAGCGGAGTGCGCGCGTGCGGCCTTGTCGATGGCCCGCTCGACTTTGAGCGTGCGAGCCTCAGCCTGCGCTGCGGTGACCTGCTCGGTCAGCTTCGCGGCGTCGGGCTTGTCGTCGTCGCTCTTGAATCCCAGCGCGCGGGCGAGGGCGTCGGTCTGCGCCTGCTGCGCCTGCTGGAGTTCACGCAGCTGAGTGCGGTATCTGGCCGACTCAGTGCGCAGTCCCTCGACGTACTTGGCGTCGAAGGTCTGCCGCTGGTCGTCCTGGCCCTGCTGGTCCTGGTGGCCCCGCTGGCCGGTGTCGCCACCGGCCTGATCGTCGGTGCCCTGACCGGCGTCGCCGCCAGAGCCGTCTCCTGCGGACTCTGAGCCGCCGAGGATGGGCCAGATCGCCCGGCCGTCCTTGCGGTAGCCGAGCGGCACGATCGGGGCACGGGTGATCGGGTGGAGCAGGGTGCTGCTGGACATGCGCAAGCCTCCTGGGCCTGTCGGGGGTGGTGGAACCGCCCCGACACCTGGCCGGGGGAGCTATCTGGCGCCGAGCCCCTCGCGACTAGGCTGGCGCTTGGCACTGCTGGTCGCCACGTGGTCGCGGATCGCGGCTTGTGCGGCCCTCACGCGGACCCTGGCGGCCTTCCGGGCGTCGTCATCCAGGGCAGCCGCTTCCAGGCGCTTCGCGGCCCGCACGCGGCGCTCTAGGTACCGCAGCTTCTGGCGCGCCCGGTCACCGTCCGGATCAGCGGTCGCGGTCGGCGGGCGGGTCACACCGGGCAGGTACGCGGAGTGCGAGTGCCTGCACCCCGGGTGGTACAGCCCAGCCGCACGCGCAGCCGCCAGCGTTCCAGCCACGGTGACGCGCACTGTGCGGGCGTCGTCCGTGGCGTGCTGCAGCGAGATCGCGCCGACCGTGGTCCCTGACAGGGACAGCACCTTCCCCTCCCACGGGCGGCACAGCTTGCACTCCTGCGGGGCATCCGACACGACCACCAGGTCAAGGCCGGCGGTCTGCAGCCGCTCGGTGTGCGCATCGACGGCGGCGTGGGCGGTCGCAGTCCGCACCGCCATCTCCGTGTAGCTGCTCAGGTCCCAGCCCCGGCCTGCCCTATCGACGAACCCGGTGATGCCGCGCTGAGCGAATCGATCCAGCGCCGCCTGCGCCGTGTCCCGGCGGGTCTCCGCCCCCAGCAGGGTGCGGGAAGCTACCTCGGAGATCACCTGCCGGTAGGCGTCCTCCGTGGCCCGCAGGATCCGCGGGTGCGTGCCGGTCACCCTGGTTACCGTCTCGGTCACCAGCCGCACCACCGCCTGACCGCCGGGCAGGGCGCCCAGCAGGTCATCCGGCGCCACAGCCAGCGCGGACGACAGCTCAGCAACAGCGGCGGCGGTGCCACGGTTCGCCGCGGTCGACACGGCCTCGTTCACCGTGGCCTGTGTCGTGCGCTGCAACCCGGCCAGCAGGGCCTGTGCCTGCCGGCGGAACGCCTGCACCTCGAACAGTTGCCGCTCAGCCCAGTTCGGGGCTTCCAGGCCCTTCGCGAGGGCCGCGGCGATCCGCTGCAGCAGGGACCGTTCGGCCTCGAGGTAGGCGTCGACGGTGGCCTGCGCCAAACCCTCAGCGAGGGTCGGGGACACGGGCATCAGGTCAGCCTAGGTTCTCGCCCTGGCCGATGGGGTCGGCCACTGCCCGCCCCGACTCGGCGAGGATCTTGCGGGCCTCGTCGGCGATCTCGGTGTCTTCCCAGTCCGGGTGGTTGAGGGCGACGATCGTCTCGGTCGACGCCGCTTCGGCCTGCCGCAGCATCAGTGAGGTCTGCGCGAGCTGCGCCGGGGACTCCTGGTCGGTGTCGGGGAACGCCACGTTCAGGCCCTCGACCTGGTTGGAGCCGGAGAAGATGGCGTTGTCGACGAGCAGCAGCTTCGTCATGATCTGCCCGACACCGGGCCGCCAGTTGCGGATCTTCCGGTCCCTGGTGCGATCCGACCGCTTGTCCCGCGAGTCGACCTCAGTGGCGG